CAAGGCCAAGGAACTCGCGGCCATCTCGGATCCCGTGAAATTTGCATTCGCTGTGGCGAAACTGGAGGCGCAATTGAAAGTCCAACCCCGCAAAACCCCGCCGCCGCCTGAGTCCAGCGTGCGCGGCACTGCTGCCATCAGCGGAGCCGTGGATTCCAACCTCGACAGACTGCTTGCTGAGGCCGAGCGCACGGGCGATATGACGAAAGTTAGCGCCTACAGGCGCCAGCAGCGCGCCAAAGAATCCGCACGGCGCTAGACAAATTCCTGCAATGGTGTATATTCGCGCCATGCGCAGGTCTCGCCAGCCAGAAATCGGCAGTAACGCGCGAAGCACGAGCGTCCGCCGGCTCTGACTGGTGAGTATCAGGCGCGGCCCTAGCCGCATCAGTCACTCATTGATCACAGGAGCCAATCATGGCCGGCACCAACAACTTTTCCAAGGAAGAGCGCGTCGCGTTTGCAGACCTCCTCGCGGGTTTCAACGACGCGCTCGTGCTTTCGCGTCACGTCTCAATGTACCGCACCAGCGGGCAAGAGATGGCGCGGACCAACGACATCATCTGGCGTCCGATGCCGTACATCGCGCAGTCGTACGACGGCATGGACCAGTCGCTGAACTTCCAGAACATGACGCAGTTGGCCGTCCCTGCCACGCTCGGCTACAAAAAGTCGGTGCCGTGGACCATGGACGCGCTGGAACTGCGTGACGCGCTGCAAGAAGACCGCCTAGGCGACGCCGCCAAGCAGAAGCTCGCCTCGGACATCAATCTGGCGATCATGGCCGTTGCCGCAAACTACGGTTCGCTGGTGGTGCCCATCGGCACCGTCGCCGGCACCTACGACGATGTGGCCGCGTGCGATACGCTGATGAACGAAACGGGCGTGCAGGCGTTCGATCGTTACCTGGCGCTGTCGTCCCGCGACTACAACGGCATGGCCGGCAATCTGGCTGTGGCGACCCGCTCGTTCGGCAATCGCATCAGCGATGAGGCCTATCGTCGCGGCTTCGTGGGCACGGTGGCAGGGTTCGAAACCTACAAGTTCGACTACGCCAACCGCATCCGCGCGGCAACGGGTTCTGACGGCACGATGGATACGCGCGCTGCTGCAAACAACTACTGGGTGCCCAAGGCCACCACGGTTGCGAGCACGGGCGAGTCCGGCAACGTGGACAACCGCTTCCAGACGATTACCGTCTCGGCCTACACGCTGGGTACGGATTTCGTGGCGGGCGACGCGATCGAGATTGACGGCATCGAGGCCGTCCATCACATCACCAAGCAGTCCACGGGCAACAAGAAGACCTTCCGTGTGGTGTCGACGCCCAGCAGCACCACGCTGGTCATCACCCCGGCGATTATCTCGGCCCAAGGCGGCACGGACGCTGAACTGCAGTATCAGAACTGCATCGTCACGCCCAGCGCCTCTGCCGCGATCAACCGCCTGAACACCGCTGCCGCGCCGATCAACTGCTTCTGGCAGAAGGACGCGCTGGAGATCCTGCCGGGCCGCTACGCCGTGCCGACCGACGCGGGTGCTCAAGTGCTGCGCGCCAGCACCGATCAGGGCATCGAACTGGTGATGCAGAAGCAGTACGACGTCAACACCATGAAGACGAAGTACCGCCTTGACTGCCTGTTCGGTGTGGTCAACAAGCAACCCGAGATGAGCGGCATCCTGCTGTTCGATCAGTGATGAAGGGGGCTTCGGCCCCTTTCTCGTCAACCCAATTCTGGAGAGCATCATGCCCAATCTTCTGATTGCCCCCAACGGCACCGCCGAGGTCGTACTGACCGCAGGCGAAAGCCTGGCCGCCTACGGCCTGACCGAAGGCTCCGTCTTCGAGTCCGTCGGCTTCCCCAACTACCCCACCCAGCTTCAACTGGAAGGCACTGGCACCGGCTACCAGGTGTTCGGCCCCTACGCCTCTGGCGCGACGCTGAGCATCAACGCCGGCCCCGCTGGCGCGCAGTACGCTGTCGGCATCGCGCCGTTGGTGTTCGGCACGCCGTACCAGGCCACTCCGCAGTCGCTGAACGCCACCGGCACGCTGACCGCTGCGATGATCACGGCAGGCATCGTCACCTCGACGACCGCTGCCGGCGTCACCGCTACGCTGGACACGGGTGCAGTGATGGAAACCGCGATCACCAACATGGCCGTCAACGATTCGTTCGACTGGTCCGTGGTGAACACCGGCCCAAACACGTTCACCGTCACGGCGGCTGCTTCGGGTCACACGGTCTTCAGCAACGGCGCCGTGGCAACCGGCACGGTGGGCCTGTTCCGCACCCGCAAGACTGCGGCCGAGACCTTCGTCACCTACCGCATCGGCTGATCGGCGTGACCTGAAACGCGGGCGGTAGGCGTAGGCCGCCGCCCGCTTTTTTACATCTGGAGAACACCATGCCCATGAAACAAGGCTACGGCAAGAAAACCATGAGCGAGAACATCTCCAAGGAGATGAAGGCCGGCAAGCCGCAGAAGCAGGCAGTGGCGATGGCGATGAGCAACGCCAGGAAGTCCGCCAAGGCCGCTGGCAAGCCCTCCAAGGCCCCGATGAAGCGTGGGTAAGGGGTAGGTAGCGTGAAAGCCTCTAAACCCGGCCTGTACGCGAATATTGCGGCCAAACGCGAGCGGATCAAGGCCGGCAGCGGTGAGCGCATGCGCAAGCCCGGCGCCAAGGGTGCGCCCACGGCAAAGGCGTTCCGCGAGTCTGCCAAGACCGCAAAAAAGGGTAAGTGATGGAATTCCCGCGCTTCGTGTACCTGTCGCCGGGGAATTTCCGTCGCGGCAAGAACACGTACCGTTACCTGTCGGTTCGCTCGTTGGAAGAGCACGACGCCTATCTGGCGCAGGGCTGGTCCACGTCTGCCGATCAGGCCATTGAGCGGGCCAATGCGCCGGCGCCTGCACCAGTCCCTGCGCCTGTTCTGGTGACCGCCGTACCCGAGGACAACGCTCCACCGACTCGGGCCGAGCTGGAGGCCAAGGCAACGGAACTCGGCCTGAAGTTCGACGGCCGCACCAGCAACAGAACGCTGCTGCGCCGCATTACGCAGGCCATTGGGGAGGTCTGAAGTGGGATACAGCAAGCGCCAGTACGTGGAAGCCGCGTTTGCCGAGATCGGCATGGCGGGTTACGTCTTCGATCTGCAACCGCAGGATCTGGAGCAGGCGCTGCGCCGTCTGGATGCGATGATGGCCGAGTGGAACGCCAAGGGCATTCGTCTGGGCTATCCGCTGCCGTCAAGCCCGCAGTTCAGCGACATCACGGCGCAGTCCGAGGTGCCTGACAGCGCCAACGAGGCGATCATCACAAACCTGGGCATCCGGCTGGCTGCCGGGTATGGCAAAGCCATCATGCCGCAGACGATGATGGTGGCCAAGCAGGCGTACAACACGCTGCTGTCGCGGGCCACTGCGCCGATTCCTGCGCAACTGCCGACCACGATGCCTGCGGGCGCTGGAAACAAGCCCTGGCGCGTGTACGACAATCCATTTATTCGGCCGCCAGTGGATCCTGTTGAAGCAGGCCCGGATGGTCTGATCGAACTCTACTGAGGCCGCATCATGCCGCTGATCTACCAACTTCCGCTGCAGACGCAGGTATCAGGCGGCGACCAGTTCGCCGTTTACTCGCCCAACAACGGTGATGCACGACGCCTACCAGTCTCTGCCTTGCTGGCCTACTTCCAGCAGACCTTTGCAGCCCCGACCCTGGCGACGAATATCTATGTGCCCACCACAGGGTTTTCGATCCCGGTTCCCACGCCGGTTGCACAGCAGCAATGGATGCTGCTTCAGCCTGCCGGTACGCTGGCAAGCGGGACAGTGGTTCTGCCACTGAACACGATCACGCCTGACGGCACCGAGGTGCTCGTCACGACATCGCAGCAGATCACGTCGTTTGCGCTGGGGCAAAACGGTGCTCTGGCGCTGTACGGCGACCCGCTGACACTGGCTGCGGATGATTTCTTCCGCATGCGGTTTGTGCAGGCGACGAATAGCTGGTACAGAATCTCATAGGACTTTTGGAGCGTAACGTGGTATAGTGATTCTGAGAAAGGAGTCACTATGCCGCAAAAGCGCGAAATTACAATTTCCGGAGATGTTGCGATGGTTCCACTGACTCGGGGCTTTGTAGCGCAGATCGATGCGTCTGACTTGCATAAGGTCGCCGGGTTTAATTGGTTTGCAGTCGTGCAAAGCTATACTGTCTATGCTGTGCGCCGCGTTTCCGGTGTAAAAGGCAGGGGCAGCAAGATTTCAATGCACCGGCAAATTATTGGTGCCACAAATGACGTTCAGGTAGATCATGTTGACCTGAACGGCCTCAACAATAGACGTGAAAATCTGCGAATCGCAACACCGCAGCAAAATTGCTTTAATAGACGCAAAACAAGGGCCAATACATCTGGTTTCAAAGGCGTTTGCTGGAATAGAAAAAGCAGGAAGTGGCAAGCGGGAATTCGTATTAATGGAAGATCAGTGCATCTTGGTTTGTTTGAAACCATAGATGCAGCATATAATGCGTATTGCCAAGCTGCAAATCAATATCATGGTGAATATGCGAGGGCCGCTTAATGGCTAAGACGCCCGCCTGGACCCGGAAAGAAGGCCAGAACCCGAAGGGCGGGCTCTCGGCGAAGGGCCGTGCATCGGCCAAGGCGCAGGGCATGAATCTGAAGCCGCCTGCGCCGAAACCGAAGACCGAGAAGGACAAGGCTCGGCGCAAGTCGTTTTGCTCGCGGATGCAGGGCATGAAGGACAAGCTGACGAGCGAGAAAACCGCCAAGGACCCGAACTCGCGGATCAACAAGTCGCTGCGGGCGTGGAACTGCTGACCAAGGAACATCGAAATGACCGCAACCTCAATCCAATCGCCATTTCCGATTTTTACTGACATCGACGGCCAGCCGCTGGAGCAGGGCCAGGTGTGGCTTGGCACTGCGGGCAATAACCCGATCTCGTCGCCCATCACGGCGTATTGGGATGCGGCCCTCACCCAAGTTGTCACGCAGCCCGTGACTACGCGCGGCGGCTATCCGCTGAACGGCACTGCCGTGGGGCGGCTGTATGTGAATGCAGACTTCAGCATCCTGGTGCGCAACCGTCGCGGTTACGACGTTCTGTCGGCGCTGAGTGCAACCGAGCGGTTTGACAGCAGCTTGGTTACGTTTGTGCAGGCAGGGCTGGGGGCCGTGACGCGGACGGCTCAGGCGAAGATGCGCGACATTGTGTCGGTCAAGGATTTTGGAGCTGTGGGGGATGGGGTTGCGGTTGATACTGCATTCGTCCAAGCTGCGATTGACGCAATGACAAATGGAGGCACGATCTACTTTCCCAATGGAACGTATAGGTGCGGCCCATTAACTGTCGGCAATGCAAATTTAACCTTGCAGATGGACGCTGGCGCTGTTTTGAGATTTCCGACGCTTGGTTTTGGAATCAAAGCAATCACTATTAACGCAAACAACTTTGCAATTGAAGGCGGGAAGTTACAAGGCCCCGCCGCGTCTGTGTATGTCGGCGATGAAAACGGCATTCACATGATCGGAACTTCAACGTCAGTTAGAAAAACTGGGCTTGAATTACGTAATGTTGAAATTACGCAATTTGGATCAAGTGGAGTTTACGCACAGTTTGTTGATAACATTATTATTAATCAGTGTATTTTTACTTATTGCGGATATGCCGGTGCACTGTTCTTATCGTGCAACAATGGTGTTGTAACAGATAATCAATTTTTGAACATAACTCCCGGCACAAGCGGCAATATGTATGGAATTTCTCTAACTCACAATACGGCTGGGTACAATATCGATCCCAATGCAGGGACTAAGCAGGCGGCAAATCCATTTTGCTGGAATTGGTACATTGGTCAAAATTACGCTGCTTACAATGCGTGGGAGCCAATAGATTGCCACGGCGCTTATGAGGTAACCATTGAGGGCAATCACGTTTATGCCAGTTACGGAGGGATTGCCTGCTCAAGCAGCAGTGGCGATGCTACAAATTACGCGGGCTGGGATAACGCTGTAATCAATAATGTCGTGGATGCAAGAAATCCTGACGGAACTGCTTCAGGTTACGAAAATGACAATTACGGAATCAATCTAAACGGCGGTTCAGTTTTGAATCATAAAAACGTCGTTTGCACCGGAAATATAATTGTTGCTCACGGTGAACTTGGAAACCCTAACAAAGGTGTAATAAACGCGCAACTTGTCACAAACGGACAAATTTGCGACAACACCATACAGAAATGGGGCGGCACAGGCATCAACGTAACGGCCTCTCAACACTTGATTGTTGACGGGAATATCGGCCTTGAACTTGGTGGAGCAGCCGCTGGAGTAGAGCATTTCATTGAAATGGAAGCCGTTACTTCAAACGGCAAAACTTTTAATATAACAAATAATAAGATGAGCGCGAATGGCGGAACCGCTGGACGCGTTGGCATTAGGTCTTCAACAATTACTACATTGCCTTATTTTGAAGGTAATGATTTTACCGCCGCAACTGCTTCAGAGTATTCTTTGCCTGCGAGTTTTCTTGTGATTAGTGAGACGTTGCCTCGTCTCATGGCAACAGTAAACAACGCAGGCACCGGCGAAACTATAAATATCGGCTCAATGTCAAGATACAAAGAGTTTGTCTTGCAAATTGTGTCTAGCAATGCGGCGTCAACAATAACAAATTTAACGAATGGTATTATAGTTCAGCGAGTAACTCTTTATTCTCCCGATCCTACAGCCTGGACGTTTACGCGCAACAACGCTCGTCTTGACGGGTCTGTAAACTTTGTCGCGTCTCAATACGACACGCTGATGCTGATGTTGTTCGGCGCCGAATGGATAGAACTTTCACGCTCCGCTAACGGCTGACCATGACCCCCATACCCGCCCCCCACCTAATCCGCTGGTTCCTCCCCACCCCCTAACCCATGCAAATCCCCATCGTCTCAGGTATCTTCGCCGACACCTCGCCGGATCTGCGCACCAGCTATCCGGTGAACATGCTCGTCGTGCCGATGGCCAGCGGTGCGAGCAGCGTCTATCTGCGGCCTGCGGACGGTGTGGTAGGCAACGGCACGGGGCCGGGGACGGATCGAGGCGGGATCAACTGGAACAACATCTGCTATCGCGTGATGGGTTCCAAGCTCGTCACGGTCAGCAGCACGGGCGCGGTGACGGTGCTGGGTGACGTCGGCAACGACGGCCAGCAGGTCACGATGGACTACAGCTTCGATCTGCTGGGCATTGCGTCCAACAGCAACCTGTTCTTCTGGGATCCTGCCACCAGCACGCTGACGCAGAACACCGACCCGGATCTCGGCACGGTGTTGGACATCGTGTGGGTGGACGGCTACTGGATGACCACGGACGGCGAGTTCCTGGTGATCACGGACCTAGGCAACCCGCTGGCGGTGGACCCATTCCGCTATGGCAGCAGCGAGGTCGATCCCGACCCGGTAAAGGCGCTGCTGAAGATGCGCAACGAGGTCTATGCGCTGAACCGGCACACGATCGAGGCGTTCGACAACGTGGGCGGCTCGGGTTTCCCGTTCCAACTTATCACTGGGGCGCAGATCGAGAAGGGTACGATCGGCACGCACACCTGCTGCGTGTTTCTGGAGTCGATCGCGTTCTTGGGCGGCGGGTTCAACGAGGAGCCCGGCATCTATCTGGGCGCAAACGCCAGCACGCAGAAGATCAGCACGCAGGACATCGACAAGCTGCTGGCGACCTACACCGAGGCGCAACTGGCTCTGTGCCGCATGGAGGCGCGGAACTACCGCTCGCACCAACTGCTGTACCTGCACCTGCCGGATCGCACCATCGTCTACGACGCAGCCGCGAGCGCGGAACTGAAGCAGCAAGTGTGGACGGTGTTGGCCTCGACCGTCGTCGGCTTTGCGCAGTATCGGGCGCAGAACCTGGTGTGGTGCTACGACAAGTGGCTGGTGGGCGACCCGCAGTCCAACGCCGTGGGCTATCTGGTGGACGACATCGGCAGTCACTGGGGCAGCACGGTGCGGTGGGAGTTTGCCACCCCGATCGTCTACAACAGCACGAAGGGCGCGGTGGTCCACGAACTGGAGCTTGTCGCGCTCACCGGCAGCGTGGCCGTGGGTTTGAACCCGCAGATCAGCACGTCCTATTCGCTGGACGGTGTAACCTGGGCGCAGGATCACTTCATCACTGTGGGCACCACGGGCAACCGCGCCAAGCGCCTCGTCTGGCGCCGGCAGGGCTTCATGCGGCAGCGGCGGATGCAGCGGTTCCGGGGCGACAGCACGGCGCACATCGGCGCGGTTGCGCTGGAAGCCCAGATCGAGCCGCTGAACTACTGAGGGCGGGCCTGTGGCTACCAACAAGCTCAACCTCACCCGCGATCAGCTCGCCACGTTCCTGAAGAACCACGAGCAGATCAAGCAGTTCGAGCGCCTGTTCGCCGACGTGAGCGAACTGGAGCCGACCACGCTGACGGATCTGTCGATCACAGCCAGCACTGCGGGCCAGCAAGCCGTTTTGGCGCTGGATACGGCCCTGACAACGGCCCAGGAAGCCGCTGTGGCAAGCGCAAGCGCCGAGGCCAAGGCACAGGTAGCGCTGGAGCAAATCGCGGCCCTACAGGCCGATTTAGGCGTCGGGCCTGGCACTGCGGACTTGCGGGCGCTGCTGGCGGATCTGCGCACACAGGTCGAGGGCCTGCAGATGACGCCACCGCCTGTGCCGAAGCGGCGCACGCGCTACGGGCAGTTCTACGACACCACGACGCAGACGGCGGCGCTGACCAGCACTGCGTACCCGATCACGTTCAACAACACCGACATCAGCGACGGCGTGCGTTTGCGCAGCCCCAGCACCAGCGAAGTCGAGGTGGACACCGAGGGCCTGTACAACTTCCAGGTATCCATCCAGCTTGATTGCACCACAGGATCGAACCGAGAGGTTTGGGTGTGGGTGCGCAAGAACGGCGTTGACATTCCAAACTCGGCCTTCTACGTCACGATCCAAAACAACAACTCAGAGTTGCTGCAGGCGTTTAATCTGTTCGCGAACATGAAAGCGGGCGACTATGTGCAGTTTATGTGGGCGGTCGGCAATACCGACGCACAACTGGCAACGTTTGCTGCGTCTGCCTTTGCGCCTGCTGTGCCGTCTATCATCCTGACCGTATCAAACAACATCCGAGGTGAGTCATGACCGTCACCGTGAAAACGCTGGTTGCCCCGCTGCAACTGCAGGCATCGCAAACCACTCAGTACACCGCGCCCATCGGCACGAAGGCCATCATCGACAAAGCGACGGTCACCAACACCGACACCGCAATCCGCACGTTCAGCGTGAACCTGGTGCAGTCTGGTGGGTCTGCCGGCAATGCCAACCTGATCATTGACGACCGCGCGGTCCAACCCGGCGAAACGTACCTGTGCCCGGAACTCGTTGGCCACGAACTCGATTCCGGCGCGTTCATCTCCACCATCGCGTCGGCCGCCACTGCGCTGACGCTGCGAGTATCTGGCCGGGAGATTACCTGATGTGCAACAATGCAGACGCTGAGTTCCAGGCGTCCAGCGGCCATTTAGGAGGCTGAGATGGACTTTTTCACGACGCTGTTGACGCTGGGCGGGAGCCAGTTGCTTGGCGGCCTGATCCAGGCTGATGCTGCGGAAGAGGCGTCGCAGATCCAGGCCGGCATGTCGCGCGAAGCGATTGCCGAGCAGCGCCGTCAGTTCGACGCGATCAACCAGATGCTGGCCCCGTATCGGCAGGCTGGCGAGGTTGCGCTGGGGCGATATGCGCCTTACATCACGGCCGGCGAGCGGGCCTTTGAGCAGCAGGCCGCTTTGGCGGGCCTTAGCGGCCCCGAGGCGCAGCGCGCAGCACTGGAGGGCATCTCCACCTCTCCCGGCTTCCAAGAAACCGTCAGGCAGGGCGAGGAGGCCCTACTGGCGCGCGCGTCTGCTACGGGTGGGCTGCGCGGCGGCAACATCCAGCAGGCACTGGCGCAGTTTCGGCCGCAGATGCTTCAGCAGGCGATCGAGCAGACCTACGGCAGGCTTGGTGGTCTTGCGGGCACGGGTTTGAACCTCACTGGCGGGCTGGTGTCTGGTGGGCAGACTGCGGCCACAGGCGTCGGTGGCGCAGGCCAGACGATGGCCGCGAACATCGGCAACCTGCTGGCCCAGCAAGGCGCGGCACAGGCGGGCGGTGTGCTGGCTGGTGCTGCGCCGTTTGCGAATCTGGCCGCGCTGCCGGGGCAGTTGGTGGGGATCAACCTAGCGACGGGCGGATCGCTGTTTGGTGGGGCAAGGGCTCCGGCTTCGACGCCGCCCAGGCCCATCGACAACAGGGGGTACTGAAATGGTCCAGCCGTACAACTACATGGTCCAAGCCCCCAGCGCGTTTGAGTCGCTGGTAAGCGGGCTGAAGATCGGCACTTCGCTGCAGGAGATGGAGGCGCAGCGGCAGCAGCGGATGCTTCAGCAGCAGGCGATGCAGCAGAAAATGCAAGACGATCGCCGTCGCCAAGAAATGCTCCAAGGCCTGCGGCAAAAGCCGTTTGCGCAGTGGGGCAGCGATGATTTGCTGACCGCCGTGGAAACGCTGCCGAAAGAAGGACTGACGTTTCTCCAGCAGCAAATGGCCGCCATGTCTGCCGACGAGCGCAGGTCTCGCGCCATGGAGATGGGCACGCTTGCGTCGATTGCGCTGTCCGGCAACAAGGACATGCTGGCATCTCAGTTTGATGAGCGTATCGAACTCGCGCCAACGCCCCAGGCCAAGCAGTCGCTGATGGCGCAAAAGCAGGCCGCACTACTCAATCCCGAAGCGTTTGCAAAGTATGCAACTGGCATATTGCCTGCGCTTGGAGACGAGGGCAAGAATGTTGCTGAGAATCTACTGAAGGTGCATGGAGGGCTAAAGGCAACTGAACCTTTGTCTCCAGAAGCCAAGCGCAAAGCCGTAGCGGATGCTATTCAGGCGGAAGCCGATGCCAAGATTAAGCTCGCAAACGCCCAAACTCAAGCCGAGAGCAATCAAGCAGAACTGGAACTCAAGCGGGCTCAAGCCGCTAAGGCCCGCGCGGAGTCTGAGGGCCGAGGCACGCCGCTGGTCAATGTCATGCCGCAGTACGGCGCACCTCCCGCCGGCATGCAGAACATCTTCGATGAACAGGGAAGGCTTGTCGCGCAAAGGCCGATTCCTGAAAGCGAGAAGGACGTCGTATTCCAACGACAGCGCGCGGCCATTGAAACGCTCAGGTCTGTTGGCTATGACCCAGAAACGGGCGAAGACGACATTTCAAAAGCGATTGCTGCGTCCACCAGTGGCGGGGCGCAGGCAGACATTGCCGCAGTCATGCGTTACTTTGGCGGGACAAGCAAGGGCATGCAAGCAATCAACAAGTTGCAGGCGGCGGCAAGCAGAATCACGACAGAAATACTTGGCGGCCGACTTGGCGCAGGCATTTCAAACACCGACCGCGAGTTCATCTTGCAGGGGCTAGGCGACATCGGCAACCCAAGACTGACCGCATCGGAGCGTCTGGCCGGATGGACGTCCGCCAAAAACCGCATGGTGCAGATTGGTATCCTGCCTGCTGGAAGTCCAGTTCAACCACAGCAACCAGCCGCGCCTGAAAGTGGCGCCAAGCCAGTAACCGAGATGTCCAATGAAGAAATCCTGCGGCGACTGGGGGGTCAATGATGGATTGGGAACTGATCCTCGAGGCTGAGCGTCGCGGCATCCTGCCCGCTGATAAGGCTGAGTTGCTGTCCGAGGCGAGGCGTCGCGGATTGGTTCCGAGGCAACCCGCCATTGCGCAGCCTGCGGCGGCTGAGCCGCCCGCCGCGATTGCGGAGCCGACAGCGCCCCGTCAGCCCGAGCCGACGATCACGCCGACACCGGCAGTGCAACCTGCGGGACAAATCCCAGGTGCTGCGCCTGGCATGCAGGCGCCTGCGGCTGTAACCGACGTTTCGCGCCCCATGACTCTGCGAGGTAGTGTGGCAGGGGTTACGCGCGGTGCTGCGTTGCCGCTTGCGGGCGCTGCTGCCGGCATGGCAATGGGCGGGCCTCCGGGCGCGGTGGCTGGTGGGGCCGCTGGAGTGCTTGCGCCTGTGGTTGCCGATCCTCTGATCGACGCGTTCAACCGCATCTTTGGCACGAACCTGCCTCCAGCATCTCAGGCTTTTCAGGATCTGCTGAGCCGCGTCGGGATCCAGTCTGATCTTGCGCCTGGTGAGCGTTTCGTGCAGGAGGCGACTCAAGGCGTAGCTGCTGGCGCAACGATTCCCACGCAGGCCGGCAGGATTGCTCAGGCAGTCTCGGCCGGCACGCGAGCGGCGCCAGTGGTGCAGCCTATTGCACGCGCGGTCGAAGTCTCTGGCATGGGGCCAACTGGCGCGGGCGGCATCCCTGGGCGCGCAGGCATCAGTGCCCGCATGGGTGCTGGCGCAACTGCCGGCATGATCGGTGCTGCGCCTGTGTCGGAGACGCCCACAGACATTGCGATTGGAGGCGTCACTGGTGCTGTAGCTCCCCCGGTACTAACAGCGCTTGGCGAGGCGGGTAGGGGCGCAAGCCAACTGGTCAGGACAGTAATTCAGTCTCCTCAGGTAACCGCTGGCCGACAGATATTCCGCGACATTGGCGGAACCGTGGGCTCTGCTGAAAGAACCATTGAGGCCATTCGCGGCGGATTGCGTGTGCCGACGACTCCAGGGTTCAAGCCGACTTTGCCTGAAATCATTGTTGCCGGTGGCGGAGAGCCGCCCGTGACGCTATCTGCTCGGGCCGACAGAATCGTCGGCAGTTCGCCAGAAACTGCAAGGCAGGTGGCCACGCTGATGAACGAGCGTATCGGCGCTTTGCAAGCACAACTGGTGCGTATCAATCAGCAGATTGACCAGCAAGGCGCCGTCTTGCGGCCTGAGGCGCTGGAAAACCTGCGGCAGACGCGCGATGCCATCCTGCGCAACATTGAGCAAGAGGGTACGGCTGCAGAAGACGCGCTCAGGGCCCTCACCTCAAGGCTTCCGCGCGCCCCCCAGGCGCAGGGCGAAGTGATTGCCGGGCGGTTGAGGGAACTTGACGAGTTGACCACCAGGGAGCAAGTTGACCCGCGCTATGAGACGGCAAAGCGCTTGGGCGGCGAGGTGGCAAACATCGAGATGACAGATATCGCCAGAGCGGTGGAGTCTGTTCTTGGTAAGCCAATACATACGTTTGACCCAACCACAGGGCCAAAAATTGCCCGCATTTTGCAGAAAGTGGTGCCACAACCCACTTCGCCCGCAGGATCCGTTGTCGATCCGACATCGACAGTGCAGCCGCCCAAAGTGATGGCTACGCTTCGGGTGGCGCACGACATACGATCTGCGATTAACAATGAGATGAAAAACGCAGTTCGTGCGCAAGATTTCCAGCGCGAAAGCAGCCTGATGGAGATCAAGCGAGCGATTGACGGCGCAATCGAATCAGCACCAGCGCTGCCGCAAGAGGCAAAAGACGCGTATCGCGGCGCCAACGAGTATTTTTCGACGGTGTACGCGCCCCGTTTCCGGGAGCGCGAAGCCGGTCAAGCGCTGGCTGAAACAACATTCGGCCGCACCTACATTGAGCCGCCGCAGATCGTAGATCGCTTTTTTGATGACATCGGGACGGCGCAGCAGTTTGTGCGCACATTTGCCGGCGATCCGCAGGCATATGAAGCCATGCGCAATGGCATCCTTGGCAAGTTCCGGCTTGCCGTCGTAGACCCCCAGACGCGCATGGTTGATGCCGGCAGGGCCGCGAAGTTTTTGCAAGACAACCAAGAAGTGCTGGATGTGTTTGAGAACTCCGGTATGCGCGTGCGCTATCAGTTGGAGAACTTTCAAGCGGCATCGAGACTGACTGGTGAGTATCTGGACAGTCTGAAGGCCCGCATCAAGGGCTTGGGCGAAAAGACCAACGCGCAGTTCATCGACTACATCCTGTCAGACCCGGCGCGCATGCAGCGCGTGTTGCGGGAAACCGATGCGGACGGGAAAGAGGTCATTCGCGGCATTGTCGCTACCGATCTGAACCGTATGCTCACCAGAGCGCCCGACGGCGAACCGCTGACAGAGGCCGGCGTGTCTAAGGTCATCTCGTCCATCCTCGACAGCACGGGCAACCTCAAAGGGTCGTACAAGATGATCCTTGGCGAAGACCTAAGCCGTCAGTTCTTGGACAGGGCGCGCGGTCTGCGGACGCTGATTGCTGTGCAGAAGGAGCCGATGCTTCAGCGCGAAACGGCTGTTGCGCCCGCGCTTGAAAAGCTCCGGTACACCCCGGAGCAACTGACGGATCTGCAAGTCGTCATTGATGACATCCGCAGGGCCAAAGCGGTTGCAAGCGCTGCCGCCGAAGGCAAGAAGTCGCCAGAACCATCAGGCAGGGATGTGTTTGAAGAAGAGGGTCGTGGCGCTCCACTGCGGCCCGACAAGCTCAACCTTCTCAACCGTGCATACACGTTCTTCCGAAACACCTACCTGAGCCTGCAAGATCGTGTCAGCCCAAAGGTTGCGGCAGAACTGTCGCACATGATCTACAACAACCCTGAGGCGGCCATCAAGGCCCTGCAGGATGAAGTCAGGCGCGCGCAGCGTGTGGCCAAGCCGGCAGGCGTTTCGCGCATCGCGCCCGCTATGAGCGGCATCCAATCTGGCGGACTTTCGTCCACAATTCAGCCTGCCGAAGAACCGGAGCCCCAACAATGACCGCCCTCAGCATCCAGCCGCCGTTCCCCACGATCACCGACACCGACGGCCAGCCGCTGGAAAACGGCTACATCTGGATCGGCACGGCGAACCTGCCGGCGCAGACGACGCCGATCTCGGTGTACTGGGACGCTGCGCTGACGCAGCCTGCGGCGCAGCCGATCCGCACGCAGGGCGGGTATCCGGTGAACAGCGGCACGCCGGCCAGGCTGTATGTGAACAGCGATTACTCGATCCTGGTGCAGAACTCGCGGGGAACGACGGTGTATTCGGCTCCGCAGGCGACGGAGCGGTATTCCGACCCCGTGATTTCTGGCGTGGATTCGTCGGAGGTGACGTTCCTCCAAGCCGGCTCCGGAGCCGTCGTCCGCACTGCGCAGAGCAAGATGCGGGATGTGGTGAGTGTGAAGGACTTCGGGGCGGTGGGCGACGGGGTTGCGGATGATACGGTGGCGATTCAGAACGCGATGGACGCATCAAGCGGGGTTCATCTGCCGGCCGGCACCTACAAAATCAGCTCATCGCTTCAGATGAATGACAACAACTTCGTATTCGGCGAAGGGCGCGGGTCGGAAATTTTGGCAACCCACAACGGCGCGGTTTTCAAGGGCAAAAACGTCACATTGGCAAGCGGGACCAATGTGCGCAGATTTAGCGGAGGTGGTAGCAATCTCAAAATTTATGGTCCCGGCACGGCGGCGGGGGCAAGTATCGGACTAGACATGCGCGGCTGCACCATGTTCAAGTGGTCTAATGTGCTGATTCAAAACATCAACACTGGCGTGATTCATGGAGATGGGTATTCAAGCTACTACAACGAGTATGTTGGCGTGGATATCAGCACGGTAGTGTATGGCTACTACAACGACGCATTGGGCAATGAAAACATGGTTGTGGGCGGCCGAGTGAACGATTGCACATACGGCACCCGCGATGCAGACAATAGCCACAACAAGTATGTGGGCGTTGCGATCGAAGTGTTCAGTAACATTGGGCACTTGGTAAGTGCTCCAGCCGCGCAGCAAATTCAGTTCCTATGCTCGCGTCTGGAAAATGTGCCCACATCTGGAATAGGAATTTCAATTGATGCCACTGCTCAAGACACGCAGGTTCTTTCGCCGCAATTTATTGGGTTGACGACCGACATTGCCGATAGCGGAATTAGATCAAACATTGTCGCTTCGGAGTATTGGAAGTTTAGTGGCGGGGCTCGAGTGAGAACGCATTTGCGAGTCACGCAAAGCATAGACTTTCCAAGTATTCCAGCGCAGACCTCAAGCGATCAACTTGTGACGATAAGCGGCGCGCTGGCCACAGATTCCGTGTTTGTTACGCCAGACGCCACTATTGGTGCTGATCTTATTGCCAATGCAATTCCGGCTTCCGGTGGCGTTTACGTGCGACTGGCAAACATCTCTGGCGGGGCAATTGACCCGCCTGCGTTGACTTTCACGATTGATATTTGGCGGCATTGAACATGGCCCCCCTTCCCGCCCGCCACATCATCGCCTGGACCCTGCGGCGCACCGGCTTCGCTGGCGTGTGCCTAGCCCCGTGGGGGATCTACATCCTGCCGGAATATCTACACAGCCAGCGCCTGATCCGGCATGAGCAGGCGCACTGGCGGCAGTGGCAGAGGATGGGCACGGTGCGGTACTATGCGACCTACCTGTGGCAGGTGCTGCGGTACGGCTACCGCAATGCGCCGATGGAACTGGAAGCCCGAGCGGCGGAGCAACCATGACAGAGATCAACCCCATAGAGTTCGGCGCGCTAAAGGCAGAGCTGGCAGCGCAGCGCCGCGACATCGATCGCATTGTCGTTCGTCTGGATGAAATGGCCCAGTCGGTGCAGAAGATCGAGAAAACGCTGTCAGAGGCCCGTGGCGGCTGGAAAGCGCTGGCCTGGGTCAGCGGCATCAGCGGCAGCTTCGGGGCCGCGATGACATGGGTTGCCAACCACTTGGGGCGGGGATGAAACACGCAGCACTGGCCCTCCTGATTGCGGCCGGTGCCGCGCAAGCCGACGTCGTGGCCGTCGCCACGCATGAGAACATCCGCCTGGAACTGCACGACACGGTCGGCCCGTGTCAGGGGCGCGCACTGTGGGCGGTGATCACTGACGGCAACCGCACGGTCAGCGGATGCTGGATTCCGCAGCCGCCAGCAGAGATCAGCGTGGCGTGGCTGGACGGCGACTACACGACGTTGCCGATTGCGATCTTCCGAGAGCCGGAGAAACTATGAACGCAACCATCATCTCGTCGCTGGTGCGACACATCCTGACCGCCGTTTCTGGTGGTTTCGCCGTGAAGTACGGCATCGACGGTGACACGCTGAACGTGATCATCAGCGGAGCGGCCGCGCTTGCTGGCGTCGGCTGGTCGCTGTGGGACAAGAGGGATCGCGCATGAACCCGCTGTTTATGGGTCCGCTGCTGGAGGTGGGCAAGACGCTGCTGGATCGCTTCATCCCCGACCCGGAGAAGAAGCGCCAGGCCGAGGCAGAGTTTCTGTCGATGGCCATGCAGGGCGAACTGAAGCAGGTCATCGCGCAGTTGGAGATCAACGCCAAGGAAGCCACGCATCCGTCAGTGTGGGTGGCGGGCTGGCGTCCGTTCGTCGGCTGGACGGGCGGCCTGGGCCTGCTGTATGCCACACTGGGGCAACCAGTGCTGACTTGGGTGGGCCTGATCCACGGCTGGCCTGCGCCGCCGACGGTGGAGACGGATCTTTTGTGGGTGGTGCTGTCCGGGATGCTCGGCATCGGTGGTCTGAGGACCTACGAGAAGGCCAAGGGAGTGGCGACGAAATGACCGACCTTGACTGGAAGCGCTGGCCGAACTTCCGCAAGGAGGAGTTCAACTGCCGTTGCGGCTGCGGCCGAAACGAGATGCGCGCTGAGTTCCTTGACCGCTTGCAGGCGCTGCGCACGGCCTACGGCAAGCCGATGATCATCACTTCGGGCTACCGCTGCCCACAGCACCCCGTGGAGGCCGCCAAGGCTGCGCCAGGCATGCACACCACCGGCCTAGCCGCCGACATCGGCGTGAGCGGATCTGAGGCGGTGGAAGTGCTGCGGCTAGCGTTTGATGCCGGGTTCCGGGGCGTCGGGGTCCAGCAGAAGGGCAACGGGCGATTCATTCACGTGGACCTGCGGGAAGTGCCCACGGTGTGGAGTTACTGAGGGCGTAAGATGCACCGTCTCTCGCGTTGAGAAGCGGTGCATGTTGGCGCACTCATAGCGACGTGCGGTGTGGTGTTTGCGCGCTCTGGTCTCCAGCACGCGCGTCCAGACGCCGCAGAGTGGGCATTTCATGTGCTGATTGTGTAGGGATACGCATCTCGCACGGCACGCCTTCCAGTTCCCACGGGCCTGTCCATGTCTGCCGCTCATGCGGCGGGTCGGTGTAGCGGCGGCAGGTGTTGCACTCGGCGGCACCGTAGCCCAGGCAGCGGGCGACGTCGGCGGGGAGGGTCATGCTATCTCCCAACCCGATGCGCCAACTCCGCCTTGAGGTAGCCCGCGAAGAAGGCCTCGGCAAGCTCCCACGACGGGAAGCGCTCAAGACATACGTCCTTCGCAAACACCGTGTTGTCAGGCGCGGCGTACAGATAAATCTCCCCAGCCACGTAACGGTTGCCGTTCTCTCGCAACTCAAACCCGCACTCCTTGGCGAGTCGGAAGCAGTTGTCGATCTGGATCTTGATGGCGAATGGTCCGTTCATGTCTTGCTCCTGTGTTCCTCAAGAGCGGTGTTGATGATGTAGAGTAGGTCGTCCACGTTACCGCCCTGTAGCGTTTCGCGGATCATATCCAGCGCCCCGGCGAGCTTGACGTTCGCTGAGCGAAGTCGGCGCAGTTCGGCTGCGGCTTCCGCACAAATTGGCATTCCATAGTTACCAACGCCGTCTTGTCCCAGTCTTTCAAGACGATGCAACAGGGCTTCGGGTTGGTCAATCATGATTCCTCTCCTTCCACCCAATTTCCATATTCAACCAGCCGATGCCGATCCAAAAACCGTGCAGGTCGTCTCGCCCGAACCCAAGTGCTGGCCACACCAAGCAGTGCGGTTGGTTTCGCTCAAAGTACATCATGCGTTTTTCTCCTTCAGCTTGGCCTCGACGGCGCGGGCGAAAACCAGATTCCACCCACCCTGCTGCCCGGGCGTCTCAATGCCCATGCGTCGAATCTCCTTATCCGTCAACCCCTGCCACTCTCGGCGGAATGGGTGGGTGTAGAGAGGCTCCCACCCAAGTGCCAGTGCCCTATCTGCTGGCGGCATGTTCTCCGCATGTCCGAGCAAGTAGTGGAGCTTGTGAATCCATGCCACCGGCTCCTGCTCCTCCTGCGCCAGCGCAGCCTTAACTGCGGTGATAGCCTTCGCAATCTTCTGCACATCCGCATCCATCGCAGCGTGCCGCTCGGGCCTGTACCCGGCCATCGCAGCGTGGTACTGCGCCGCTTCAGCCTGCGCAGCGGCGTAGCCGATTTCAAGCGCCTCCAGTATCTGCGGCGGATTGCGACAGCAGTCGATTACCTCACACACGCCGTCTTCGGCGATGTCGCAGGGGGTTTGTGCAGCCCCATCCAATCCCCGCGCACACACCGCACAGAGCTTGGCACGCTCGCAGGTTTCGCCGCACTGGTTGCGTGGTTCGGGCTGCGCCAGCGCTTTGCGGAGGGCGACGGCTGCTCGCAGTTGGATGTCAGGGTGTTCAGAGTCCAACGCCTCCAGCGCCTGCTGGGCGGCTTCGCGTAGGGTGGTCATACCAACACCTCCGCAATCACCAGCCCCAGCAATATCGCCACGGCAGCGATCGCCGTAGCCTGCACCAGCGCAGACGGCTTCGGCCGAGGCCACAGATCCGGCGTCGGGGTAGACGCCTCGCGGTATGGGCACGCCCGGCCCTGGGCGCACAGGCCGTCGCAGCATTGGCGGTCACGCAGCACTGTGGGCTCGGTGCCGTCGGTGAACTCGATGTCTCGGTATTGGGTCATTTCTGTTCCTCCGCTTTGGCGACTGCTGCGCGGCACGCCGTTTCCGAGTCGCGGCACATTTGCAGGCGCTGGTAGAAGTCGGCCTTGCTGTGGTCGTCTTCTGCCTCGTACCAGGCAATCACCAGCTTTGCCGCCGCCAACAAATCAGGCGCGGCGGAAATCAGTTGCGCATTTGCTTCATGCTCTGGCTCTCGGCTCTTGTTGATGCTGGCTATGGCCCAGTCGCTCGGTCGGCCATCAGGCAGCTTGCCGTGATTGGTCACAACTGTGTGCGTCCATTCATCGAATCTGCGATAGTGCCACGGCCCAGGCGTGTGCTTACTCATATTCCACTCCACCAGATTGCAGCCAGAGTTCCAACAGCCACGCCGATAAACGTAGCCAGCACGATGCGCCCCCAACGGATGCGCGGCGGCGAGCACTCGATGCAGTACGGGTGGCGGTGAGGCCACGCTTCAAGCACGGTGCGGGGGTAGCGGCGGGTGGTGGGGGTCATTTCTGCTGCTCCTTCTCAAACGCCTCGACATCCTTCAACCAGTAAAACACCTTCAACGGTCCGAGGCGGAACCACTGCGGCCCGATCCCGCGCCGTCGCCAATCCCGCAGGGTCGGCTCGCTCAGGCGCAGGCGCTTTGCGACCTCTGCGGTCGTCAAACGCACTGGTGTTTCCATCAGATCACCCCCTCTTCGGCTTCAATGATCTCGGGCTCTTCGCGGGCCTGGCGCTCGCGTTCCATTTCCTGCTTGATCTCGTCGACGCGCTTCTTGGCGGCCTCGACCACGCGGGTGCGTTCGGCGCCCTTGGGCATGCGCGAGATGTCAGCCCGCAGGAGTTCCATGCCTTCGATGGTGGCGGTCAGCGAAATGCGCTCCAGAAGCGATTCGACGTCCACGACGACCTCTGCCATTTCCACGGGTGCTGCGGGCGATTCTGGGGCGTTCTGACGCGCCTGGGGGGCGTTGCGAGCGGGCTCCATATCCTGCACCTCCTCGGGGGTGTAGGTGCCCACAGTCACGCCCGGATAGACCGTGCGGATGCCCTCGGAGATGCACCTGGCGCGAAGCATGGCGCGCGGGTACTGATTCCACGTCGGGTTCTTGGTCAGGCCGGCACGCTTGGCCATGTCGATCGTCCAGTCGATCTCGACGCTGCCGCCCTGAGGGTGTGAGAACTCGCCGGCGACACGCTGGTCGGTCATCGACGTCCACTTGACCTTGCCGCCTGCGGCTTGAAACCGCGCCAGCATGGCGTCCGCCTTGAGCGCGGGGCGACCCTGGATGATGTGGTATTCCTGCACAGCCTTGGCGGGATGCAGGCCCTCGGCTTCGCAGATAGCCATCAGCGCGATGGCCTGGTCGCGGGTGCGGACTCCGAAGAGGCCAGATCGGCAGAAAGCGTCTGCGAGTTGCAGTTGCTGTTCGAAAGGTACGAGTGCGGTCATGCTTGACTCCTGTACTTGAGGTTCCAACGCTTAGATGCTTCGTTGGCGCATTGATGGCAAATGCGTCTTCCCTGAGAGTTGACGCCCGTATAGAGATGCCCCCTTGGGCAAGCTGTCCTAGTGCGTGCGGGACACTTATGACGCCCCTTTTTCACCATATCTTTTGAATTGTCTGATTTGCTCCCCAAAAACAAATGCTGCGGATTGATGCATGTCTTTACGTCGCAGACATGAAGCACGCATGCTCCATTTGGGATGGAGCCTTTGAACGCAACAAATGATGCTCTATGGGCTCCAACATCTTTGTTGCCAATTTTTAGTTTTCCATATCCAGAGTTTCCAACGCTTTTTGCCCACAGCCAGCATCCGCTCATCGGCTCTGGAGACGCGCCATCCTGAAGGCGGCGCCGCAGAAGTTCAATTTCACTTGGCATCATTGGCGCCTTTCCTTGTTCAGTCAGTCAGGCCTGCGGATTCGTCGGCAGGCGCGGCTTCGGGCAGGCCCACGGTTTCCACCATGACGCCGGAAGCCATCAGCGAGATGATGTCGTCGTGCGTGGCGGGCGCGATCACGAACTGCGGCGTGACGTGGCGCAGCACGTCTGCTGCGGTGTAGGCCCGCACCAGTCGCTCGTTGCCCTCCGCGTCCATCACAGTCCAGGCCTTCAAGGTGCGCACATAGGGGCGCTTCTTCGTATCGCTCATTTCTTGCTTTCCGCGAGACGCCGCAGCGCCTCGACTTGGGTGCCGACCTGCTGCAGGAAAAACGTAACCTTGGCCTCCAGGTCGGCAATGAAGCTCGGGTCACGTTGGATGCGCTGGACGTGCAACTGCAGCGCCTCAGGCATCCGGGGGTCGAAACTCACGAAATCGCACCACTCCCTCCCTGTGATCCAGAGCTGCCCCTGCACCTGCGGGATGTGATCCGACGGCATGCCGTTCAGCAGCGTTTCGATATGCACGGCGGTGCTGTATGGGCACTTGATCTCAATCAGCCCGTCCCAGTCCACCAGGCCGTCAGGCGAACAGCCTGCCAGCAGGGTGTCGTGGGCCACGAAGCCGGTTTCCTCCACGATGCGGCCGGTGATGCGCTCGTAGGCTGCGCGGGCTGCGGGCTCCTGCTCGGTGCCCCAGGTCATGGCGGCAGTGGTGTAGCGCTGGATCGGCTGCTGCGTCAGGCGCTCGACCACCAGTTCTGTAAGGTAGTCGCGCTGGGCCTGTGCCGGTGCGCCGGATTTCAGCGCGGCGATGACGTCGCGGAACCGGCTGGCCGTGGCCTTGCCCAGGCGGGCGGCGTACCAGTCTTCAGACCGCTGGGTGGCGGTTTCGAGGATCATGCCTCCACCCCCACGTCGCCCTTGATGCGATCCAGCCGCATCTTCAGCAGTTCGACCTGGAGGCCAGCCTGAGCCCACAGGCGCCCGACTTGTTCGGGCGTCGGGCTGACGGGCATTGTTGAGACCTCGGCCAATATTGCGTAGATCTCCAGCATTTGTGACATCGGTAGCATCTGTTTTCCCCTCAATAAAAATCCGCGTCGTCGAGATCCTTCTCGGGCGGCTCATAGTTGTCGTAAAGCCGTGAGTCGTAGATATCCCACGCCTCGTCCTCAATGCGCTGCTCCATCGCAGCGGCAGCGCGGCTGCGCATCTCTTTTGCTGCCGCCACAATCTGCTCGTCAGTGCCGTTGAACAGAACCACCAGCAGGGCGCGGGTGGAGGCCTTGGGAGCGTCGAGCTTGCTGACGTCGATCGAAACGTCCGGGCCGTTGCCCAACGCCTCGTCCAGCCATTCGGCCAGGTCGAGGGCGTGCGAGAACACGCGGACCTGCGCCTCGTCGTAGACCTCCTCGGGGAGGTCGTAGCTCGGGGTGCGCGGGTCGGCCGGGTGGCCGTAGTAAGGACCATAGTCCTCGTCGTATGCTCCGAAGCGGGGTTCGTGTCGCATCTGTCTGCTCCTGTTGTGTTGACGACAGCAAGAGTGTATGCCCACGCCGACAGCCGCGTCAAGCGCAGATTCACCTATGCCCGACAGAAATAGCGGGGATTTTGGCGCGGTGCGGAAGCGGGGCTATGATCGCGTCCCCGGTTAAACAGGAGCAGACATGGATGAGATCGACAAGATGCTGGCGCGACTGCCGGCAGACCTGGCGGCGCGCATCAGGCCGCGCGTTGTGCAGGAGGGCGACTGCCTGATCTGGACCGGCATGAGCAAGCACAAAACGCCCTCGCCGCGCATTTCCCAGACAAGGGCCGACGGCAAGCGCGTCGGCGTGTCGTTGCGGCGCGTGGTCTATCACGCGGCGAACAAGCGGCCCCTGCAGGGACAGGTCACCAGCAGCTGCGGTCATCCCTGCTGCGTGAACCCTGAGCATCTGATTGCCACCACGCACGCGGGTGTGATGCGGATGGCAGTCAAACACGGCAAGATCAACCATGCGCGGCGCTCTGCGCTGGCGGCGGCAGCATCTCGCAAGTCCGTAAGCAAACTCACCGAGGCCGACGTTCTGCGGATTCGCGCGTCGTCAGAGCCGGCGCGCGTGCTGGCAGAGCAGTTTGGGGTCGACCGCTCAACGATCAACGGAATCCGCTCCGGCAGGCGGTGGCGTAACGTGGACGTGTGGTCCTCAGTTTTCTGGAGGCTCGCAGCATGAGCGGCGGCAGCATGAATTACATCTACTCTAAGCTGGAGTACGAGGCGAATTTCCGTCAGGACACACCAGAGCGCAGGGCGTTTGCCAAGCACTTGGAACTGGTGATCAAAGCCTTGCACGACATCGAGTGGGTCGATTCTGGCGACTACGGTCCCGGTGATGAGAACAAGGCGATCCGCGCATGCCTGGGCGATGCGGTGATGCTGGCCGCAGTGCTGGAGGCGGCGAAAGAGGCGGTGGCGACGCTGCAGGCCGAGATCGACAGGGCGGAGGCGAAGCGATGAGAGGCCGTCGCACGCTACGCGAGGTGATGACCGATCACCAGCGCACCGAGGACACGCTGGCGGCCCTGTGGGGCAAGCCTCGACGGGAACTGCCGATCCCGCCAGAGCCGAAGAAACGCGCCAAGCGCGAACCGCAGCCGGCAGAACAGCGCGAGCCGTCAGAAGCCGAGATCCTGAGAGCCATCATCCAACTGCTGCACCGTCACCCGCGCGTGGCGCAGTGCTGGAGGCAGAACAGCGGGACGTTTCAGGAGCGCAACCGGGACGGCAGCGTGCGGTATATCCGCGCCAACACCCAGCGCGGCATGAGCGACATCATGGGCGTGCTGAAGGACGGTCGTACGCTGGCCATCGAGGTGAAGAGCCGCACCGGGCGCATGAGGCCCGGACAGGAGGAGTTTCTGCAGACCATCCGGCAGGCCGGGGGCGTGGCTGGGGTTTGCCGCAGTGTCGAGGATGCCGTCAAGCTGCTGGAGGACGCATGAGAAAACGCTCCACCTACCGCCCGCGCGGCATCAACCCAACCGCGCATCTCGTCGCCATCCACGGCGCAGCCCTACTCAGCAAAGACGACCGCACGGTCTGGGCGCTGGAACTGCGCGGCGCCCTTGACGCAGTGCGCGAGGCGCGGGCCACGCGCCAGCACTGGGATACGATCTTCGACAGCGTGAACCTCGCCGAGGAACTCACACGCATGGGTCTGGCATCGGATCCGTCAGGCGTGATCCGTGACGCTCAGCAAGCGTGCGCGGACATCATCCAGCGGATGCAGACCACCGGCACGCGGGCGGCGCGGGCGGGCGAACTGGCAGCGCTCTGGGACCTGGAGGCGGCGATGATCGACATCCTAGCCACAGTGACCCACGCGGAGCGGTTTCGCGCCGAGGAGCGCATTCGGGCTCGGACGCGGGCGGCGTTAGCTGGGGGGATTCCGGGGGCTATCGTCGTCGAATATCGGGAGACAGCATGACAACGAAACTCGACTTCACCGCACTCGCGCAGCGCCTGCTGATCTCTGCCGACACCCTCGTTCCCCAGTGGCTGCGCGACGGGCGCCGGCGGGGCCATGAGTGGGTCTGTGGCGACCTGGCGGGCGGCGAGGGCGATTCCTGCTCCGTCAACCTTCTGTCCGGCCGGTGGGCCGATTTCGCGACCAGCGAACGCGGCGGGGATCTCATCAGCTTGTACGCCGCGATCCACGAGATCACGATGGGCGAAGCCTACCGCGAACTCAGCGACGAGGCGCCCGCCAGCGACGTGCCCGCCAAGCCTCCGCGCCCAGTGAAACCGCAGCGCGCGGTGATCACGCCAGTGCCCGCAGAGTCTGCCGATTACGACTGCATCCATCCCGTGCTCGGCGCGCCAAGCCAGCGCTGGACGTATTACGACGGCAACGGGGACGTGCTCGGGTACGTCGCCAGATACGACCCGCCCGACAGCCGTAAGCAGATTATCCCGTGGACTTTCGCGGACGACGGCTGGGGCATGGGCCAGTGGCCGGCACCTCGACCGCTCTACCGCCTTCAGGAACTGGAGGCCCGCCACACTGACCCGGTGCTGATCGTCGAGGGCGAGAAAGCCGCAGACGCAGCGGCAGCGCTGGCAGGCTCGCCTTACGTCTCAACAACGTGGCCCGGTGGTGCGCAGGCACTGGGGCGGGCTGACTGGCGAGCGCTGCGCGGGCGCAGGGTGCTGCTGTGGCCCGATGCGGACGAGGCGGGCATCGCGGCCATGCAGCGGCTGGGCGAGATCCTGGCGCCGATCGCCAGCGAGATCAAAATCATCGACGTCAGCGGTCAGCCCGAGGGCTGGGACTGCGCGGACAGCGGCTGGACCCGATGGACGGCTGCGCGGTCGTGGATCGCGCCGAGAACGAGTGTGCTGCGCGGCCCAGAACCGCCGGCACCGCCACTGGGGCCGAAGCCCGAGGCGGCAGAAACGCAGGCCGCAGAGAAAGCCGTTCAGGCGCGGGACGTCTCGACGCTGGAGCCGTCGGAGTGGTACGCACGGTGGGCTTACATGATGCCCGATGACAGCTTCTTCGACCTGAAGGAGCGCACCGAAGTTTCCCGCGCTGCGTTCAGCGCGCTGTACCGCCATCAGCGCTGCACCTCGATCCATCCGGGTGCGAGCGGCGGGGCGCGACGGGTCGATGCCGCAGTGAGTTTCGACGAGAACAGGTTAGCGATGGGCGCGAGGATTCTCGCGGGCGCAACCTACGCGCCGGGCGCCGCCAGTCTGTGCGAGCACCAAGGTCAGGTTTTCGGCAACAAATGGCGCGACGGCAGGCCGAAAATCCTCGACGCGATTGATCCGCAGCCGTGGCTCGATCACGTCGAGCGGCTGATTCCCGAGGAGTTCGAACGCAATCATCTGCTGGACGCGATGGCGTTCAAGGTCCAGAATCCCGGCGTGAAAATCAATCACGCGCTACTGATCGGTGGCGTGCAAGGCGCGGGCAAAGACAGCATGATCGCACCGCTCCTGTATGCGATCGGCGGCCAGCACAAACTGAATTGCGCGTCAGTTGAAACCGCAGAATTGCAGCAGCAGTGGGGATATTATCTCGAAAACGAGGTCATCATCTTCAACGAACTTCGGCAGTCCGAGGCAATTGACCGCAGGGCGCTGGAAAACAGGTTAAAGCCGATCCTTGCGGCGCCGCCAGAACTGCTGACCGTGCAGCGCAAGATGATGCATCCGATACAGGTGCGCAATCAGGCGCTGGTGCTGGCGATGACCAACTACCGGGATGCTATTTCGATTCCGACAGAGGACCGGCGCTGGTTTGTCGTCTGGACGCATGCACCGAGGATGACGCAATCCGAGTCCGAGGAACTGTGGCGCTGGTTCCACGCGGGCGGGCTCCAGGCCGGGGCGCTGTATCTGCGGCGGCGGGATGTCTCGAAATTCTTGCCGGCAGCAACACCACCTTGGACGGAGGCGAAAAGCATCATGGTGAACACCAGCAGATCCGCAGCCGAAGCGTGGCTCATCGAGCGCATCGAAAAGCGAATCGAGGAGTTCCGCTTGGGCCTGCTATCGGGCCCGTGGCAACCAGTGGTCGACCGCTTGCAGAATCAGGCGCCGACGCATATCCGGCTCAACCTGCAGGCGCTGCAGCATGCGTTGGCCGAGGCCGGGTGGACGGATCTCGGCCTGTGCAAAAGCCGCACCTATCAGACTGCGCGCCATATCTGGGCGGCGCCAGACTGGAGCGGCAGCAAATCCGATGCACGGGACGCGACAGAGACGCATCTGGCATCGAGGCCGGATGTTCGACCGTTCTATCGCGCCGGCTAAAAAATAGCCCCGGAGAGCAAGCTCGATCCGGGGCAAACCGGCTCGCGCCGGAAGGAGGAGACAGCCGCCAAAGCGGCACGCGGATTATAGATCGAGCGCCAAGGCGAGCAACAGCGCCAGCAGGATAGCCAGTCCGGCAAGGATCATTTCTCGGCCTCCTGCGGCGTTTTCGGGGCCTGCGGTGGCGTCTCGGGTGACCAGTCCATCATGGCATTCAGCGGCGCCTTGCGCCAGGATCCGAGCGCTGCGCGTACTGCGCGATCCTCCGCATCGTGCCAGACGGCCACGGGGCGACGGCTGAACAGCCCTCCGGCCATCATGCTGACAACGTGCTTCCAGCATTGGGCGGGCTCTAGGTCGGCAGCGCGAAACACCGCATCGGCAGCGGCGCGGGCGGTGGATAGCTGATCGGCAGACAGTTCAAGATTTTTGAACGTTAGCACGGCGAGGCTCCTTGACGTATTGGACGGCCAAACCGACCCACTGGCGATCAGCGACAACGCAGTGCAGGCGGCGATCGTCGAACAGCACCCAGTTTCCGGGGTAAAGCCGGACATCATCGTCGGACACCTGCAGGTGCAGCTGTCCTTGCAGCAGCCAGAACATGGCCCGGTAGGCGGGCTTTCGTCGGCCGCGCAGTGCTGGGGCCCCCTGCCAGTCGTCGCGGTGAGGCTCGACGCTGCGCATTTTCAGGCAGCAGTTCGACGGCAGATGCGGCCGATAGCCGGGGATCCCCGGCAGCAGGTCAGGCGTGAGGGTGTCCAGCGATTGCATGAACGACGCATCGGCACGCTTGTGCACTGCGCGCAGCAGGGCGGGGTCTGGGACTTGGTGGTCTACGGCTTCGATCATGCGGCCTCCGTGGCGGCACGGCTCCGCATAAATATTGCCTCGGATCCCGCATACTGTGAAGTCTCGGAACAGAACTCTAAACCTGTGGCGGCCCTGAAATATTCCACTGACTTTCTAGCCGCCTCCGCTTCTTCATTGGTTGCGTATCTGCAAGTTTCATAGGATGGCCAATGGATCAGACTTTCCCAATGAGATTCGGAAATTTTCCTTACCACGGAAAAAGGGTAGGGTTGCGGTCTTGTCATGCAATGAATGACCCACGGTTCAGCGTCGGGATTGATTGGTATTTGCATTGTCGTTCTCCTCAAAACAGAGCCGGCTCAATATCCGGCGGCGGCCCCGCAGGAACGCGCACAGGACGCGATCCAGGCGGGAGGCAGGGGTAATCCAGCAGGCGGGGCGGAAACGGCCACAGGGGCCGATTCTGGGGCTCTGGCGGGGTGTCAGCGGGGGTCACGCTTCCGTGCGCCCGTAGCGCTTGGCATTGCGCGCGGCGTTCGCATCGTGCGCGGCTTTGACGGCGGCATACAGCGGGTGCGAGGGGATAACGCGGATGCGGTCATTGTCAAAATAGTCGACCTGCGTATCGGTGTCGTTTTGCACGGCGAAGCACTCCCAGACCTTCGCGCTGAAGCCCTCGTAGCCGCGCCCGTAAATCGTGATCGTGCTTTCGGGATAACTGCGCAGGCCGCCGACGCTGTAAAACACCTTTTGCAGCTTCGCACCCTTCGCATCCTTGATCCCGTTCCAATAAAACAGCGGCGGATCCGTGATCACGCGCGCAGCCTCAGCGGTCTCGAAATCGGCGCGAGCTTTCGCGGCAGCGATGGCTTCGGCAGCGTCACGCTTGGCCACCAGTGCCGGCAGGTGCGAGACGTCATCGAGCACGTCGTCTAGCAGCTTGATCCCGATTCCGGGGGCGTCAATGCCGCATTGCTCGATGCCGCGCAACATGCGACCGTCGAACAGGATGACGTCGACTTCACAGTCATCGGCGCGGATCACGCGCATGATGCCGACGTTTTGCGCCGGCCGCATATTGACCGTGCCGCGCACAGCCACGATAGCGCCGGTGCCGTCAGTGTTGCCGTAGCCGGCATTAAACCGCACCAGGCGGCCAACGTGGATCTTTTCGGGGGTCGTGGTCATGGTCTGTCTACTCCTTCGGTTTTCTGCGCCACCGTGGCGCATCCCAGAACCCCCGGCGGGGGCTCGGCGGATGCGTCATGGCATCCGTGCATAGAACCTACCATTGGCTTCGACAATCCTTCGGTCAGTGATTCCGCGCACTGGCGGGCATCCGGCCAAACGAACATCGGCGCCTGCGCGCACTGCTGCGCGCTCCTGCGCAGTCAGGCCGGACACTCGGCGAGCGCCCCAATCAGAGCCCCAGCGGGTGCACGTGGCTTTCGTAGCGTATTGCATGGTCTTCGCTCCAATCGTCAGTTTCAGGCGCGGCGGGCAGCATCGAGGCCCAGCAGATAGGCATGCATGCGGTTCATCAGGTCACGCGCGGGGATGTGGCCTGTGCTCAGGGGTGACGAAACGCCGCCGCCTTCGTTGACCATGCGGTGCAGTGCGAAGCCGCCGTAGGCGCGCGACAGGTGGAAGTTTCCGATCTGCGCACGCTGGCGGCCGTCAGCGTCCAGGACGTAAGGCTCTGCGGGCGAGTCGGTCTCGCGGTTGATGCGGGTAATTACAGCTTGCAAGTGGGATACGGTAACGCGGTCCATGGTCTGTCTCTCCAGTGTGTGCCCCGGTGCGGGGCGGGTTCAGTGTCTTCGGGTAGGCTGACGGCAGGCTTACAGTCCAAGCGCCACCAGGGCGCCCAAAGCGAGCCCCAGCGCGATCGCGAACAGCGCATCGCGCAGGGTGAACGGGGTGTCGTGCATCACTGCTCCTCGCGCCGCGCTGCGGCATATGCGTCGCCGATCATGTCGGCCATCACCAAGCGGGCTCGGTATTCTGTTTCGTCGCGCCAAGCGGCGCCAATGATGCAAGCGTCGGCATCCTGCGGCTGTCCGTAGGCCGGGCAAACAGCCCAGCGCGGCGTGTGACGGTCGTCTCGCCACAGGGTCACGCCGCTATCGGCGTGCTCGTCTACAAGGGTCCAGGTGTCCATCATGCAACCCCTGCGCGCCATTCCAAAATGGCGCGCTCAAGCCGGCACGAGTCCGGACTCGTTCCAAGCCGGAAGGATCCTCCAGTCCGGCCGTCACCCCAACCGGACCAGTCCGGCACGGAGTCGCACCGGACCCATACATGCCCGATCCGGTCGACGTCGACCGAATGGGCGTTCGGGTAAAGGGTCCGGACCTGCGCAAGAAGTCCCTTATCTGTCAGTCTCATCGTCTCATCTCCAGGTGAGCCGGCATCGGCCGGCAGGGATAGTGTCGGGGGCGGGGCTGACGCGGGGCTTACAGAATCGCACCGTATGCGCGCGCGTCAGCATCAAGGAAAACATCGGTGTGGTCTAGGTTCGACCACGCCGGCCGGCCGTCAACCGCCAGCCCGTGGCAAAAGTCCACCCAGTAGCGCCAGCCAGTGGCCTCGGTCAGATACCGATCGCACATGCGATCGAGCGCTGCAGGGTTGACGCGGGCAGACACAAAGCGGCGCTCGCCGTCGGGAGTCACTAAGTAATATCCGGGTTTCATCTGTCATCACTCCTTGAGTTAGTAATTCACCACAGCATCGGTCACCGCGAACGCCGACGGCAGGCCGTCAGCGTAGACCGTGCCATCGGCGCGCACCAGCTTCCAGCCGCGCATTTCCGGCAGCAGCGTCAGCACTTCGCCATCGTGCATGCGAATCGTGGTGTCCTTTTCCACGTGTCCGCGCATCGGGTGGAATTCGCCCTGTGTCGTCGTCGTCGGGGTCATCATGGTCTCCAATCAATCACGTCCAACGTACAGCGCTTCATGCGTCCGATCGGACTGCGGGCGCCGCGCCCACAATTCATCCATGTGCGCGCGCGCCGCTTCCTTGCTCCAGTAACCATTGCCAGGCTCGCGCACTCCGTCAACGATCACAACCCAGCGATTACGGCCGTAATCCACGATGGTTTCCATACTCAGCTGCATGTCATCACTCCTATCGTTATCGGTGCGTCAACCACACCCGCAGGCCCTGCGCGCAGGGCTAGCGGCTGGGGTCACTGCCAGTAATCGTGCCCCTCGAGCGGCGTCGACTGCAGGCACATCACTGCGCGCAGAGCATCGGCATCGGCAGGTACACGAGAGCGCAGGTAACCCGCAAACGCATCGGCCAGGATCCCCCAGTGTGCCGCGACAGCCTCGACGGCATCGGCCACATTCATGCACTCACGGCGCACCAAGTAATCGGCCACTACATCAGCAGCGCGCTCGTTCACCATGCGCGCGTGTTCCATTTGCTTCGGTGTCACGTCGTATCCCCTCAGCGCACGACAGCGCGCGTGTCAATCAAAACCCAGCCCACAGCGTACGGGTCACCCGTCACGCTGCTAGCGCGTGTCAATTCCAGCCCGTCGGCAACCAAGCCGGTGCGAAACCCCAGCTCGGCCCGCAGCGCAGCGCCAGGCTGCACAGACCACAGCGCGCGGCCGTCGGCGTGCTGCACCAGCAGCGCGGAGCGCTTAGCCCGCAGTAGCGCCCGCAGGGCGCGGGCGGCTTCCAGTGTCGTCATCGTCGTATCCCCTCAGTGCGGGGGCCGGAGCCCCCAGTGTCGTCAACCGCAGATCACCCAGTCACGCTGGCCAGTGATCCCCAGCTCGCGCGCCAGGGCTTCGATCTCGCGCTTATCGCTGGCGCGCATGGCTGCCCTGTGCGCTGCCGACAAAGTACGGGCCGCCAGGTCGGGCATGCCCAGGGCGACAGCCTTGCGGGCCGTCGCGGCGTCTCTCTGCTGCGTCTTCGTCATCGTCTGCCTCCAGGTTCGGCGCCGGACATCGGCGCCACGGATGCAGTGTCGCGCGGGAACCTTACGTGAACCTTACAAATTGGGGTCGTGGCAGTGATGTTGCTAGTCTGTGGCTTTGCGGTGGCGGTGACGCTTTACTCTGCGTGGCAATTGTGGCAATGCCATCAGAAAAGCATTGGGAGGTTTTGGATTGTATACAGTATACATAATTATACGTATGTATATATGCTTTTGGGATCGCACTGCCACAATTGCCACGGGTGCCACGCCCTTATAAATCAACAACTTAGCGGTGCCTATCGGTACCCACGGGACTGCCACGCCGACTGCCACACTTTCCAAGCTGCGCCCGTGGCAAATGTGGCACCGCCACCAGAAAAGCATCTCGGCGTTTTTGGGACTGCCACACCTGCCACGGGACAGCAGCGCCCCGATCGACCCCGACGGACCCTGCAAACCCTGCGCCTACGCGCTGCCGGCAGGACCAGGGCGGACCGGGACGGGCGCCGAGCGCACCAGGCCGACGGCCGCGGATACGGTACGGGGTAGGGTATCGGTGGGCGGCGGGTCGGGAGCGGGGATAGGGAGGGGGGTATACCCATCGAAGCGACTCGCGGCGTGAACAAAAGCGGAGCCCCCGCACAAAATTTTTTTCCCGCGACGCTTTGGCCTCTCTCCGCACAAATTTTTTTGCATTCAAAAAAATCGCATTACACTCGCCCGATGTTCCGCGACCTACCGATCCGCGCCCGAGAACTCAAAGCCACCCCTGCGGTGCTGGAGCGCATTTACGAGGGCGCTCGCCTGGGCCTGAAGGGCGAATCGCTGGCGCTGGCTGCGGGTTTGCTGCCGGAGGAGTTTGCGCGGCTGAAGCTGATGGATCGCACGGCGGAAATTGCGGAGATGAAAGGCCGCGCCGACAGTGAGATGTCGATGTCCCGCGTGGTGTTCGAGGCCGCAGAGAATGGAGACGCGAAAGCGGCGCTGGAGTTTCTCCGTCACCGCCACGATTGGGTGGCAAAGCAGCAGGTGCAGGTCGACGTAAGCCAGCAGATCTCGATCACTGCGGCTCTGGAGCAGGCGCAGCGGCGCGTGCAGGCGATCGAAGATGCGGTGATCGTAGAGCCGAAGTCGCTGGCGCGGGCTGAGCCGCTGGCGCGGGAATCACTGGGGGCTGAGGTGTGAGCCAAACTGAGCCAATGAAATTTGGCCGATACGCGCCGATTTGAGCCAATATGCGCCGATATACGCCGCTGACGATATAAATGCAGACCCCGAAATACACCCCGCAGGAAGAGCAAAACCTGATGGCGCGTATGTGGAGCGCCAAGCTCCGCGACGACCCGGAGGCGTGGGTGATGTTTGCACTGCCGTGGGGGGAACGCGGCACGCCGCTGGAAAAGCGCACCGGCCCGCGACGCTGGCAGCGGGAGATTCTGCGGAAGATTCGGGATCACATCGCGGCGAACGGCACGCGGGATATGTACGAGGTGATGCGCCTGGCGGTGGCCTCGGGGCGGGGGATCGGAAAGTCGGCGCTGGTCAGTTGGCTGGTGCTCTGGATGCTGTCGACGCGGATCGGCAGCAGTGTGATTGTGAGCGCGAACTCAGAGGCGCAGCTCCGCAGCGTGACTTGGGCCGAGATCACGAAGTGGCTCGCGATGATCATGCACTCGCACTGGTTCGAGATCAGCGCCACGCGGATCGTGCCGGCGAAGTGGCTGACCGAACTGGTGGAGCGCGACCTGAAGAAGGGCACGCGGTACTGGGGCGCGGAGGGTAAGCTCTGGAGCGAGGAAAACCCGGATGCCTACGCTGGCGCGCACAACGACGACGGCATGATGGTCGTGTTTGACGAAGCCAGCGGCATCCCGGACAGTATCTGGAGCGTGGCTGCGGGCTTTTTTACGGAAAACACGCCGCACAGGTTCTGGTGCGCGTTCAGCAACCCACGGCGGAACACGGGGTATTTTTTCGAGTGCTTCCACGCCAAGCGGGATTTCTGGGCGTCGGAGAGCATCGACGCTCGCACGGTGGAGGACACCGACAAGGGTGTGTACGAGGCGATCATTGCCGAATACGGCGAGGATTCCCGCGAGGCCCGCGTCGAGGTGTACGGGCAGTTCCCGTCTGACGGCGACGATCAGTTCATTACGCCAAAGCTGGTGGACGAAGCGATGGCGCGGGAGAAGTGGAAAGACGCTGACGCGCCGATTGTGCTGGGTGTGGACCCGGCCCGCACTGGGGGCGACTCCACCGTGATTGCGGTACGGCAGGGCAGGGATTTGCTGGCGCTGCACCGGTATCGGGGCGATGACACGATGACGGTGGTGGGGCACGTGATTGAGGCGATTGAGCGGTATCGGCCGGCGCTGACGTGCATCGACGAGGGTGGCCTCGGATATGGGATACTGGACAGGCTGAACGAGCAGCGGTATAAGGTGCGCGGGGTGAATTTCGGGTGGAAGTCCAGCAGGCCAGTGATGTGGGGCAATAAGCGAGCCGAGATGTGGGGCGCGCTGCGCGACTGGCTGCGCACGGCCTCCGTCACGCCGGACAAGGCGCTGAAGGCAGACCTGACGGGTGTGCGGGCGAAGCCGGATTCGACGGGGAAGATTTTCCTGGAGTCGAAGAAGGAGATGAAAGCCCGTGGCCTGGCGAGCCCGGACGCGGCCGACGCGATCGCGGTGACGTTTGCGTTCCCGATCCGATCAGATGCCGATTTCTCCGCGACCCCGAAGTTGTCGGCGTATGCACTGCCGACGGTAAATTACTGGAACGCTGGGCGCGTGGGGGCGTGAGATGGCGACAGGGCTGGAACGAACCGCAGTGAGTCCGCACACGATGCAGGCGGGGCAGGCTGCGCCGCAGCGTCCGTCGCTGGCCCAGACCGCAATGAACCCGCTGGCCCGCGCCTATCAGCTCTATCAGCAGTATGTCGGCGAGCCGTTTCAGCAGGCCGTTCGCGGCGGCGTGCGCGGATATTTCGGTCTGCCGCTGATGACGGATGCGTCGTCTGTTGGCCGAGAGGCGTACCGGCAGGGTGAGGCCCTCGGGTTCACGCCTGGCGTCGGTGCGCCGGCCGGGGCGGCGAAAGTCGCGGCTCAGGCGCTGGGCGCACTGCCGGAAGCGGCGATGTTTATCGGGGCGCTGGCCAAGACGTGGGATGCCGCGTCGAACGCCAAGGCCGTGGAAATGGAAGCGCGCGGCATAGATCCGCGCACGATCTGGCGAGAGACTGGGAACTGGCGCGGCCCCGACGGCCAATGGCGTCAGGAGATCAGTGACCAACCTGCGCGTTACGTTGGCGGACAGCCGGGCGATCTTGCTGGGCAAGTGCTGCAGCACCCAGAACTGGCGGCAGCGTATCCTGATGTCATGCAGACGCCGGTCTACACAAACCCAGCATCTGACATTTCGTCATTTAGGCAAGATAAAATTGACCTTGGAGTGGCGCAACCTGAGTCTGCAAAATCTGTTTTGTTGCATGAACTGCAGCATCCTATTCAAGAAAGAGAAGGATTTGCAAAAGGCGGAACTCCTCAAGCGTCAGCAACTCCAATTTCGGCAGCTCTTGAGCTTGACCCGTTGATTGATGAATACAGGGAACTCTGGAGGTCCTTGCGCGGAAAAGAAAGACCAAAAACGCCTGTTGGCCTTGCCTCAAGAGAAACCGAAATAGAAGATTTTTACGACTCAGTAAAAGAACTAAAAAACTTAGAGCTTCGCAAGCGTTTTGAGGAAATATTGAACAAAATAGACGTCAAGCGCCAAAATGTTTTTGGTTTTGGCGAAGGCACTTTGGCGCAACAGCGCAGCACAGAGGCGTATCGCAAACTTGCTGGAGAGGCTGAGGCTAGGGCGACTCAAGCGCGCATAAATCTTACTCAACAGCAACGTCGTGCTTTGTTTCCTGAAGAAAGTTACGACGTTCCATTGAACGAACTTGTCATTCAGCGCTAACACGGAAATCTACTATGGCCCGCATCTCCAATTCACAGCGACTGCGTGACACCCACGCCGAAGCACTGCGGCGGTTTGACGAGATTCAGTCGGCGCTGAGAAACGAGCGCCTGCAGTGTCTGCAGGACCGCAGGTTTTACTCGATTGCCGGAGCGCAGTGGGAGGGTCCGCTGGAACAGCAGTACGAGAACAAGCCGAAGTTCGAGGTGAACAAGGTGGCGTTGGCGGTGCAGCGCGTGGTCAACGAATACCGGAACAACCGCATCACTGTGGATTTCGTCAGCCGCGACGGCTCGCCTACGGAGATGGCCGACGTGTGCAACAAGCTGTTCCGCGCCGATGAGCAGGACAGCACGGCGAACGAGGCGTATGACAACGCTTTCGAGGAAGCGGTAGGCGGCGGGTTCGGCGCCTGGCGGCTGAAGGCGGTGTACGAGGACGACGAAGACCCGGACAACGACAAGCAGCGCATCCGTATCGAGCCGATCTACGACGCCGACACCAGCGTGTATTTCGATCTGCAGGCCAAGCGGCAAGACAAGGCCGACGCCACGCATGCGTTTGTGCTGTACAGCGTCACGCGCGATGCGTACATCGAGAAATATGGCGACGACCCGACGACGTGGCCGAAAGAGGTGTACCAGACGTTTTTCGACTGGGATACGCCCGACGTCGTGTATGTCGCGGAGTATTACTGCATCGAAGAGGTCAACGAAAAACAGTTGATCTATCGGTCGTTGGACGGCACTGAGGAAAAGTATCTCGAAAGCGATTTTGAGAAAGACGAAACCCTCGAGGAAACGCTGGCAGCGATTGGCAGCGAAATGGTGCGCGAACGCACGATCCGCAGGAAGCGCGTGCGCAAGTATCTGATGTCTGGCGGCAAGATCCTGAAGGACGACGGGTATATTGCCGGCAAGTGCATTCCGATCGTGCCGGTGTATGGCAAGCGCTGGTTCGTGGATAACATCGAGCGATGCATGGGTATCGTGCGACTGGCCAAGGATGCGCAGCGGCTGAAGAACATGCAGCTCAGCAAGCTGGGTGAAATCTCGGCGCTGTCCAGCATCGAAAAACCGATCATGACGCCCGAGCAGGTTGCCGGCCATCAGGTGATGTGGGCCAAGGACAACCTGGAGAACTACCCGTACCTGCTGGTGAACCCGATCACGGGGCCTGACGGCTCGATGCAGGTGTCCGGCCCGGTGGCTTACACAAAGTCTGCGGCCGTACCGCCTGCGATGGCTGCGCTGCTGCAGGTGACCGAGCAGGACATCGACGACATCCTAGGCAACCAGCGCGAGGGCGACAAGATCGTCAGCAACATCAGCGGCGATGCCGTCGAGATGGTGCAGCAGCGGCTGGAAATGCAGGCGTTCCTGTACATGTCGAACTACGCCAAGGCGGTGCAGCGCTGTGGCGAGATCTGGCTGTCGATGGCCCGCGATGTGTACGTCGAGCCCAAGCGGAAGATGAAGGGCGTGGACGAGGTGGGCCGCGCGTCGACGATCGAGTTGATGCAGCCCGCGATGGACGAAAACGGAGCGCTGACGCACCGCAACGACGTGACGCAGGCCACGCTGGATGTGGTGACGTCGGTGGGTCCGTCGTTTGCGACGCAGAGGGCGGCCACGCGGCGCACGCTGCTGTCAATGATGCAGTTTGCGCAGGATCCGCAGATCCAGAAGATGTTGCTGGCTGCGCTGATGCAGAACATCGAAGGCGACGGCGTGAAGGACGTGGCGAAGTTCATGCGCAAGGAAATGGTCGCTGCCGGCGTGATGGAGCCGACGCAGGAAGAAGCGCAGGCGCTGGCCCAGGCCGCGCAGAACCAGCAGCCGGATCCGAATGTGCTGTACATCCAAGCGGTGTCGGAGAAAGAGCGTGCGCAGGCGCAGAAGGCCCAAGCCGACAGCGTGAACGCGCTGGCCGACGCGCAGTTGAAGCGCGCGAAGGTGCAGGAAACGCTGGCAAAGATGAGTCTGGACGATCGCCGGATCGTGCTGGACACCATGATGGCGATGAACGAAATGGGAGCGCAACGTGGCAACGCAGTTCAGTGACATGGCCCTGGGCGGTGAGTCTGGCTTTGCTGCCGGCTACACCCCGATCCGATTCGCCCCGCTGGTTTCGCTGACGGGGCCGATTCAGGGGCCGGCGACGCCTACCGCGCCAGAGGCGCCGGCTGCGTTGCAGGCTCCGATGTTGAAGCTGCCGCAGGAAAGCGGGTATGAAGTGCTTGGGAATCCTTTGTTTGAAGGAGATCCCATCGGAACGAGAATGTCCACGCCCGCAGGCCGTCAGGCAGAACTGGCGAATCTGGCCAACGCTGCTGGGTTTTTGACGTCGCCGTTCAGCGCGATGGCAAATTACGTGCTGACCGGCAGGTCGCCCGCTGAAATGTTTGGCGTCGGAGATTTCCGAGCAGCGCAGGGGCCGGCGCAGCAGGGTTTACTGGCGCAGGGACAGGGTATTTTTGGGAACGTGCGCGATTTCCTAAGCGGTTTGATGAGCCAAGGCGGTCAGCCCGCAGGCGCTCCCGCACAGCAAGGCTTTTCGCCAGAGATGGGATTTTCTGTGGCCAATGACGCCTATCAAATGGCGCTGTCAAGCGGCGCAGATGAGCAAGCGGCAATGAATGCCGCCAACAGTGCCGCATCGCTGGTGGCGCAGGGTATGGACCCGATTACCGCAGCCACGATTTCCGCGCAGTATGCGGTGGGTGCGGCTGGCCCGCAAATGCCAGAGATGCCTGCGGCTGCGCCTGCTGCACCGATGGCTGCACAGACGTTTGCTATCGCCCCGCAAGTCGATACCGGGTCCTATAGTGGGCAGTCTTTTTCTGGTGGCATTTCTGGCGTTACTGAAGGCTTCGGTTCTCCCGGATCTGTGGCTGACGTAAGCGGCGGACAAGCGCCGTACTAAAGGCAACCGGCCAGCCTCCAATGGCCGAGATGGAGCATCAATGAGCACAGCAGAAGCAGTCGAAGACGACATCCAGCAAGCACCTGAACTGGAGGTCGAGCAGCCCGAAGCGCCGCCGGAGCCCGAAGCGGCCTCACCGGAGCCGGAAGAGGTCGTCATTACGATCGGTGACGAGCAGCCGGCGCAGGAAGAGGAGCAGGCCCCCGAGTGGGTGCGTGACCTGCGGAAAAAAAACCGCGAGGACCAGAAGCGCATCCGCGAACTGGAGGCCAAACTCCAGCAGGTGCAGTCGCCGCAGGCAGCAGTGCCAAAGCTCGGCGCGAAGCCGAAACTGGAGGACTTCGACTACGACTCCAGCAAATACGAGGCGGCGCTGGACAACTGGTTCAACCAGAAGCGCCAGGTCGATGAGTTCCAGTCTCGTGTCAAGCAGACCGAGCAGCAGCAGATGCGCCAGTGGCAGGAGAAACTGGAAGGCTACGCTGCGGCCAAACAATCGCTGAAGGTCCGCGACTACGAGGACGCAGAGGCCACGGTGCAGGAGGCGCTGAACACCGTCCAGCAGGGCGTGCTGCTGCAAGGCGCGGACAACCCCGCGATGATCGTGTACGCGCTGGGCAAGAACCCGAGCAAGGCCAAGGAACTCGCGGCCATCTCGGACCCTGTGAAATTTGCATTCGCTGTGGCGAAACTGGAGGCGCAATTGAAAGTCCAACCTCGCAAAACCCCGCCGCCGCCTGAGTCCAGCGTGCGCGGCACTGCTGCCATCAGCGGAGCCGTGGATTCCAACCTCGACAGACTGCTTGCTGAGGCCGAGCGCACGGGCGATATGACGAAAGTTAGCG